CCATATGCAACTGGTGATAGTCCTACTATGTATCATGTAGAACTTAAATCAGTTATTGTTCGTGATCCTGAAAACTATTATATTGCATCAGATTGTCCTGGCACTGATGGTCAAGAAATAGTTGATTTATTAGATTCATATAACAGAGAAGCAATAGAAGAAGAAGCTATTAAGGAGGTTGCATAATGAGTCAAGCTAAAGAACAATTTGAGCGTATTCAATGGGAAATAGATTCTAACCTTAACGATATACAAAGGTTAAATTCTGTAAAAGATGAAGCTATTGCAGGAATTAAGCAAGACCTACAAGAACTTTATAATCACATTTTGCAACAACAGGGGAAACAAGAAAATGAGTAAGTACGAAGAGTTACGAGATATTGATGTACGAGCTCTAGGCCTAGTCCAAAAGAAGGGTAAGTTAGATTACCTTTCTTGGGCTGGTGCTCTAGATTTACTATTAAAAGAAGATGAGCATGCTACATTTACTTATGATGAGTCACAAGTTCTTCCTGATGGCAGTGTTATGGTAGGAACGACTGTACGAGCTCTTGGTAAAGAACAGTCTATGCAGCTTCCAGTGTTAGACTTTAGAAACAAGGCTATAGCTAATCCCAATGCATTTGAGGTCAACACAGCTTACCAAAGATGTTTAGCTAAAAATATTAGTGTGATCAGTGGTATAGGTCTATCTTTATATTTAGGTGAGATCGGTGTTAATGAACATGCTGTTGAAGTAAAAAAACCAACCGCAAGTGAAATTGATCTAGCAAAAGCAACTATTACAAACTTACCTACGATTGAAGAAAAAAGAGCTCATTATAATTCTTTATCCGATGAGGTAAAAGAAGCAATTAGGGAATGGTCAGTAGCCACAGTAAAAAATGGCAAATCATCTTAAAAACAAAAAACTACGCAATAGCGTAATTACTGCATCTCAAGCATGGGATGTAATTTATGATCGTAAAAAGCTCTGGCGTGAGAAGACTGGTAAGGTAGAACCATTCCAGGGCAATGAAATGACTCAGTGGGGTAATGATAATGAATACCGAGCATTATCTGCGTTTGAACGTGAAATGAATACGATATGCAAGCCAGGCAATGAGTTCGTTGTACATTCTGAATTACCTCTTGGAGGCTCGCCAGATGGGTATTACTTTGATGAAGAGACTAGCACGTGGTGTCCAGTTGAGCTGAAATGCCCATATTCTGGCAAGGTATATCCGACCATCCCTGATCGTTATTATTTTCAATGCCAAATACAAATGGCAGTAACAAATACACTCAAGAATTATTTTTTTGTTTGGACTGAAACTGAGACCAAGCTTGAAGTAATTCCATTTAGTAAAAAGTTTTTATCCTGGTATCTACCATATGCACTTGACTTTATTAAAATGGTTCAGGATAATCAAGAGCCACCTCGGTGGAATCGTAAGCCAATATTTGAAAAGGAGTAATACATGGCGGAACAATCAAAAGATCGTTTAGTACTATTTAAGAACGAGAACAAGACTAAAGATAATCAACCAGATATGCGAGGTGAGTTTACACTTGCAGGCATAGAGTTTGAATATGCACTCTGGAAGCAAACAAGTCAAAAAGGCAATGAATATTATTCAGGGCCAATTACTAAGAAAGAAGAACAGTCTGGAGGTTATAAACCTGCAGCACCAGTTAAGGAAGGTGCAGACCTAGATGACATTCCGTTCTAAAGTAACTAGGTATGTTCCAAAAGAAAATTTAAGATGGTTGCCAGATAATGCAGTGGTACATTACGGTTATCGCAAACCTCATCAAAAAGGTTTGGTAAAAGTGGAATTAGATTTTAATTGGATTAGAAATAATACTGGTAAATATGAAAGATTGGTAGGGGAGTTATGAGCTCCCCCACGAATAACAATTACTTGTTGCAAACGTACATTGTTACTTCGAAACCGAATCTCATTTCAGTAGCAGCTGGTTTAGTCCACATAATTATGTCTCCTTTCATTTATATTTGTAATACGTGTATTACAAGTGTAATTATACGCTCACTGCAATGGCATCGTAACAACGGAGGATTAGTTTATGATACGTAAAACCATGAGATATTTAATTGGATTAGCTATACTTTTATTAGCAATTTGCATAGGTTTATATTATTATGTATCTCAACCATTAGATTCAAAAGAGTTAATATGTTTTAAAGGAAAGTTATTGCACAAAATAGATGATGATGAAAATGTGTATGTTAAGATAAAAGGCATAACTTGTGAGTTTGAAAAAGGTATGATTATTATAGAGGAGCAATTATGAAAGACATGATTAACCCAGACCACTACAAAGTGGGTGGGATAGAAACCATAGATGTCATCAAAGCTAAACTCGGTGATAACTATAAATTCTACGTTAAAGGTAATCTTATGAAGTATTCTGAAAGGCTAGGCAATAAAGATGAATGGCCTCAAGAATTACGTAAGATTGCTTGGTACGCATTAGATTTGGCGGAAGAATTAGAAAAAAAGAAATCACCGCCAATTATGCCAGACGAGTGGATAGAAGATCCACTGCATGACGAAGATTAATTATGGCGATAAAATCACCTTCAATGAAAAAATGCTGTCAGTGTAATAATAAAGCAAAGATGTACGATGATGGTAAGTATTATTGTGGTGTGAATTTTTATACGCTACATGGAATATGTAAGGTAAAAAATGATAACAAAAAGAATGGCGATAGAGGGTGATTGGTTCACTGTTCAATTTTTCAAAGAAGGCGATGGAAGTATTAGGGTAGAAGTTGTACATGATATAAAAAACAAGTTTTATAAAATGTACCCTGATAACAAGATAACTTTTGAGGAGAGTAAAGATGGATAGTATTATTGTAGATATTGCATTTGGAGTTTTATTTATAATTTTATTATTAGCAATGGGGATAGGAAAATGACAGTTAATGAATTTTTAAAGAAGATGCGTGAAGTATTTCCTGACATGGAATTTCGTGCAACAGATAAGGAAGGTCGTACGTTTAAATCAAAAGGATGGAGAGATCATGAAACTAAAGAAAACACTGCACGTTACACCAAATAGCAATTATTTAGAAGTAGTACTTGCTATGGTGACATCTTTAGATGAAGGTGTATATGACATAATTATAATGGACAAAGAAGGTGCAAGAAGTCACGATCAGAATAGTTTATTATGGGGTGTAATCTACAAAGGATTGTCTGATACAACTGGCTACACTCAAGAAGAATTACATGATATTTTAAGATTAAAATTTGATCTTAAAGATGATGATGGTAAATTGTTATCTACAGCAACATTAAATAAATCAGAGTTTAATGATTACATAGATAAGATTATTAATTGGTCTAGGTCTTTAGGAATACAGATTGAAACAAAAGGAACGTGATTGGATCCAGAAGTTAGTTGAGTTTGGTTGTGTAGTATGTCGCAAGTATTATGATGCTAACACTCCACCTTGCATACACCATATCCGAGAAGGATTGGGTAAAGGTCAGCGTAACAGTTGGGATAATTGTTTACCATTATGTCATGAGCATCACCAGGGTAACGATGGTTTTCATTCAGGAAAGCAGACTTGGATAGAAAAGTATGGCACAGAGTATGAGTTATTAAATTGGATTAAGGAGAGATTATGAGTAAATGTAGAACAGAGCCAGAAGTATGTAAACAACAAACAGATAGTCACATAGAATATTTTGGAAAAAAGATTAGGTATCATAATTGTTGTCAAGATCCGTTTTATTTGATGTGCAATGTTAATAAGATTGAAGTAGACTTTCAAAGTTACACTGGATATTGTTATGTCCCTTTTTTTAACTCTTGGAATTTTAACGACTTGATAGATTCTTTTGAGCGTATCGATAAAGAGATTAATTTAATTGTATGCTTTCAAGAATTAGAAGATAGATCTAGATATGATCTAGATGATATCTATCTTAAAAAAGATGGTGAATGGTTATGGAGACCTAGTTATATTAAAAAGTATGGTTTACAAGATTTTAAAGACCGTGTAAGTCATATAGAAGGAAAAGTTGTACATACTACACAATAATTATGTTTGAATATGTTTTAGTTGTATATATTACAATGGATAGTCCACAATATATAGGACACTTTACAAGTTGTGCAGTAGCTAATGACTATGTAAAAGAGCATTACAAAGATGCACCCTATACAACTTGTTTATTTGAGGATTATATTAACTTACCAAAAGATTTAATTAAGAAAGAGATAAAATGAGAGTGTTAATTGCTTGTGAATTTAGCGGAACAGTTAGAGAAGCGTTTGCCGCAAAAGGACATGATGCTTGGTCTTGTGATTTAGAACCAACTGATATTCCTGGTCAACATTATCAAGGTGATGTGATGGATATAATTAATGATGGTTGGGATTTAATGATTGCACATCCTCCATGTACACATTTAGCAGTGAGTGGTGCTAGACATTTTGAGCAAAAAAGAAAAGATGGAAGACAACAACAAGGCATAGACTTTTTCATGCAAATAATAAATGCTCCAATAGATAAAATGGCGGTAGAAAACCCAGTAGGTATTATGTCTACAGTATATAGAAAACCTGACCAAATTATTCAACCTTGGCATTATGGTCATAAAGCAACAAAATCAACTTGTTTATGGTTAAAAGGATTGCCAAAGTTAGCACCAACTAATATTGTAGACAAAGGCGAGTTTGTAACATTTCCAAGTGGAAAGCGTATGAATAAATGGTATGCTGATTCATCTAAATTGTCTCCAAAAAAAAGAGAAAAGTGGAGAAACACAACATTCCAGGGCATCGCTGATGCTATGGCAGAGCAATGGGGGTAATATATGGGTAAAGGTAGTTCACCAAGACCAATTCCTAATCGTAAGCAGTTTGAGGATAATTGGGATAAAATATTTGGAAAGAAAGATGGCGACAAATCTAAACCAGCCGACAAGAAAAAGACTTGAGGATCAAGGATATCTAGTAGAGCTAATGGAGCGATGGTGTCCATTCTCTAAAAGAAAACACGATGGTTTTGGGTTCGCAGATTTCATTGCTATACGTAGAGATGAGGTACTATTAGTTCAGGTAACGTCTAAAGGAAACATGAGTAGTAGACGTAAAAAAATAGCTGAGCATCCAAATGTTGGACGTGTACGTGAATCAGGTATGCGTATCGAGTTGTGGGGATTTTATAAGGAGAATAATAGATGGCAAGTCAAGATAGAAGATTTATCTTAGATCACGTTTATAAGTTACAGACTGGAAAAGAATGTAAGAGATCTGAGCTTATAGAAATTATTAAAAAATCTATTAAAAGTGGTAACTTCACATCATCTCAAATATCAAGACATATAAAGCTAGATATGAAACAGCTTGGTAATGTTATGAGACATATGATTGATAAAGATATTATTATATCTCAACGAGGTAATACAAAAGGCGGTGGATATATA